AGAGGCTATTGAGAGGCTACCGAGAGGCTACCGAGAGGCTATTGAGAGGCTATTGAGAGGCTATTGAGAGGCTATTGAGAGGCTATTGAGAGGCAACCGATAGGTTATTGAGAGGCTATTGAGCTATTTGTGATACCATTATGATGTCTTAAAAAGAAACCAGGTTTTTCTAAAAATAGAAAATTTTAAATCTTCAAGGGTGTAAAAATACAGATTATTTTTCAATAAAATTAACCATCGGATAACCATCTACTAACCATAATCTCGTTGATAGACTCTCATCTATTTTAATATCATTTGATTTTGGTATAGTAATAAATAAGTTTTCATTTATAATAAAATCAAAAATAGGCTTGCATTCTTTTTTTAAATTGTCGTTTTCATTTGATTTATCATTTAGTGTAAATAAAAATGTTCGGTTATCTAAGTGTTTATAATATTCTGTATTTGGTTGATTAGGTATGATAAAACAAATAATATAAGAAATTCCGGGATATTTTTTATCAATTACATCTTGTAATTTTTTATAATATTTTATTTCATCCTCGTATTTTTCTCTCACTATTGTTCGCAAAAATACACAATTATTTTTTTTTATTTTTTCATCAAACCGAATAATTTTTCTTTCAAAACTTTCAATAACATTATTATCTAATAAATTATGATTATAATGATAAAATCCTACATACTCGCCGACAAAACCAGCCCAATTTGGAAATCTATTATCTTTCTTTATTTCTTTTGGAAAATAATTAGTAAAATTATTTTCAATACAATCTATAATTCCTTCAATAGAAGTTCTTACACTATCAAATGGTAATGATGGTTCATTAAATAAACCTAAATCTGTAAGAGCAATTTTTGTTCCACACCAACCACCAATAGAAATAAAATTCATGTATATAAATATAAATAATATAAATATATAAAATTATTATATAGCCCGCGTGAGCTGTAAATATTATATAAGATAATTATATAATATCTATATTATAATGATGAATAATTTGGTGGTATATAATAAGAATAGTAATCAATTTGAGTTGTTCTTATATACAACAGTTATATGTATGATGATAAGCAAAAAATATACGGAAAGTATTACTATTGAAGTATTGCGGAGAAAAATAAATCAATATACTAATTGGAACATATATTTAATATTTTTGAATCATATATTGATTAATTATTTTAATATTAATAATCTGTTGATATCCAAGTTTATAGCAAACAATTCTTTAAATATATTTATATTATTTCACACATTTATAATATACGATAGTAGGATATTATTTCATACAATAGATAATTCTCCTTTCATTCTTAATAAACTTGTTAGGGGCATTTCTGAAAAGCGTCTATTACATACAGAATATATTATATGTAATATAGTATTTCATGTATTGCCTGTGTATTTTTATAAAGATACTTTAATGTATTATAAATCATGCGATGATACTAAAAATATGTATTTATATACTATTATATTTAAGTTTATGTGGTCGCTTAATATTTTTGGCAACTTCAATTTTATGTCTATTTATATACCATCATTTGATTTCTCAAATATTAAACTGGTAAATTTCATAATCTTATGGGATTATATCTTAGATAATGCGATTATGAATATATCTTTATAGGAGATATAAAGCTATTAATTATAATATAATATATAATGATACCTAAAACGATACATCAAACTTGGAGCGATGATCCGGTGCCTCCAATAATTAATTATATACGAGAGGAGAACGCAAAATTATTGAAATCGCTTGGATATGAAATAATCTTATGGACGGACAATATGATATTAAAATTGATAAATGAGCACTATCCTGATTTTTATAAAATATATAATTCGGCACGAACTGGTGTACAGCGCGGGGATATTGCGAGAATAATATTAGTATATCATTACGGTGGTATATATATTGATTTGGATATATTAGTATTGCGAGATTTTACAGAGCTTATTGATATGACAAGAGATACCTTTTATGTAAGCTATGAGCCTGCTGAACAAACTAAATTGATATATAATAGTGATAGATATATATGTAACGCATTCTTTGCTGCAAACAAAAACAATGCTTTCTTACATAAACTTTTGCGCAATATTCCTGAATATATAAATAGACATGGCGAAGATATATTTAATAAGTTTGATATATTTGGTGGATATTACATTTTAACTAACATAATTAATTATGATAAGGAAAAGAAAGAATTAGATGTTTTTATAATAGAGGATAGGGAACTAATATATCCTATTAATGATTTGAAGCTCGATGGTATTCCCTCAGCAGCAAATGATTGGGTGGCTGTCAAAAGCGGCAAATATCCTTCAAAACCCATCATGGTCCATTATTGGATACACGGGGATTTTGAATCTAAAAAGCTTCTTAAAATGTTCAGGCCAGATAGCACATATAGTATCCACGAAAATATGTATATATTTTTTAAAATATTATACCCGAATGCAGAAAAAAATTGATAATATCTCTCTTAATATTAAGGTTACATATGCTATTAATAATCTTGTTATTATTGTTTCAAATGAGTTATGTGCGTACTTTTACAAAAATACAGCATAAAATACAGCATAAAATGCAGTATTCAAATATAATCAAAGATACAATATTAAACGACCCTAAAATGCCTATGATATATACTAATAAATACCTTAAAAAGTGTATTATTAACGGAATCGCCGATAATGCAGACAATGTATTAACTTCTTCTAAAATATCTAAAAATATTGCACGTGGAGTGGCAAAAAGCAATTATAATAGACAGTTTTTATCGGCTGAGCACATATATCCGCAATGTTTATTGAATGTCAAGCAATCAAATGATATGCATAATATCATAAAGACGCTAAATACATTAAATGCAAATAGATCCAATTATAAGTTTCATGAAGATTATGATACAAAGAGCAAACATTGGGTTGAATTAGAATGTAATAATTATGTAAATCACAAGGAAAAGATATTCGTGCCAAATAATGATTCGCGGGGTTTTATATCAAGAGCCGTTCTATATATGTACAAAGAATACAATTGTAATCCGAATAAAATAATAGACATTGAGATATTAAAGAAGTGGTATTATAACTTTTCGCCGACAATTGATGAGCGATATCACAATGATATTATTAAAAGATTACAAAATAAGAATAATATATTCATATCAAATTATAATAAGAAGAATAAGGGGATTAAAAAAATATTAGATTCCTTGTGAAAGCCATAATTAAATCTTTTTATTGGGACATTTAATTTGATTAAGGATATATAATAAAAAATGATATAGATATATATTATCTTATTTTTATAATGAATCTTTTAAACGAAGAACAACGATATGCCGTAAGTAGTGTTATGGAAGGGAACAATATTTTATTAACGGGTTCGGCGGGAACAGGGAAATCCTATACTATTAAATATATCATAGAGTATTTGAATAATGCCAATAAGAACTTTGCTATTACTGCATCTACTGGGACTGCTGCTGTTATGATAGGTGGACAGACATTACACTCTTTTTTAGGACTCGGATTAGGAACTGGAAGTATCAAGGATATTCTTGGTAATATTATTAAAAACAAGAAAAAGTATGAGAATATATTGAAGCTTGATGTGCTGATTATTGATGAGATATCTATGATTGATAAGGAATTATTTGAAAAAATATCGGAAGTCCTTTGTATTATAAAGTCCAACGAAGTGTGTTTTGGTAATATTCAGTTAATTTTAGTAGGCGACTTTTGTCAATTGGCACCCGTTAAAGGAAAATATTGTTTCTTATCTGATATATGGAATAAAATAAATATAAAGATTATATTGCTTGAAAAGTTAATAAGACAGGACGAAGACCAACTATTTCAAAAGATTTTAAAAATTGTCAGAAAAGGCAAATGTACTGATAATATCATTAAGGTTTTAGATAGGTTGCGAGATACAGTATTTGAGAATGGTATTATTCCTACAAAATTGTATCCTATAAATGTTAATGTAGATAAAATCAATAATATTGAGATAGAGAAACTAAAAGCACTTGGAAACACATCTAAGATATATCCGGCAATTACGAGTTGTGACAAGGAAAAAGAGGGCGAAAAGTTCTCTATTGAACTTACATTAAATGCTCAGGTTATTATTATTCGAAATATAAGTGTCGAGGAATCTCTTGTAAATGGAACGAGGGGAGTTATTAAACATCTTGGAGCAGATTATGTAATTATTAACGATATCAATGGCAATATTCATACTATTAAATATTTCACCGATACATTTAATAACAAGGTTTCTGCAAAAAGCTCTTATATAATACATATGCCTGTTAGAATATGCTATGCTCTTTCTATTCATAAATCTCAGGGTATGACAATAGACGCCCTCGAATTAGATTTGGGACCAAATATATTTACTTGCGGTCAATCATATACTGCATTATCTCGTGCAAAAAAACTGAGCTGTATAAAAATCATAGATGTTGATAAGAACTCTTTTAGAACTAATATAGATGTTAAAAACTTTTATAAGGCTTAATAACTCTTAATAATTGTAATAATAATCTTAATAATTATTAGATATATAAAAATGAAAGAGGCTTTTGTTTCACAAGCGGAAAATGATGATATTGTAAAGGAAGTATTTATAATATTCGGCTATTCTATAACAAGTATAATTATTGTTATATCATTAGCTTGGGGATATTATAATAATTTGAATCTATTCATAGTAGTTTATTCACTAATAATAGTTTTATATAATGTTATGATAATATCTATCGTTGTAATGAATAAAAATATTTATGATTCATCAAGCTATACTATAATATTTGGAACTACCATATTCTCTATATTTTTAACTTTCTTCATAGGTGCATTTTTCTTATATAAATATTTTATGCTTCCTACAAAGGCGGTTGGTTCAGCTGCAACAGCCGCAACAGCAGTAGCACAAGATGTAAATTATTCATATAAATATTAAAAAATATCCAGGGCCATGATACATACATATCATACATATCCGGCATATGATATTATATATAATATAATAAATAGCAATACGGTTTTGATATAGACATCGAGGGGTAATATATTTTCTTGCAAATATTCAGGTATCCTATCATAAATGTTATTAATTATTCCGCTAAAATATATCAGAAAAACTATAATAACTATTATGAGATTCTTCTTAATCAACTCAATATCAATATAGAGCATATAATCATTTTTATTCATTTGAGCATATGGCGAATAAGGAGTCTGTTGTTGAGAATGCGGAGGATAAGGAGGTTGTGAATGTTGCGAATAAGGAGGTAGGTTAGGAGGATAATGAGGCGGATGTTGGGGATGTTGGGGATAAGGAGGCTGTTGATGCTGTTGATGCTGCTGATGCTGTGGAGGATACGATGGATTGGATTGATTGCCACCCGACATATCTTGTATTATAAGAGGTGGCGTATTTAAGCCCATATCTTTATTATTTTTAGATATTAATAATTCATCTCTGAATTCATTTAAAACATCTTGTACCACGGGATCATTTATATCATTATGTTCATTATTAGTACTCATTTATACTAAGTTTAATAACCTAATATTATATTATATTTAGATATTGAATATAATTACGCAATAATTTTATATTTTGTATATTATAATGTTGTTAAATCCGAGCTATTTATTAGAATTATTGAATACTAATAATATAAAAATAAACAAATGCATTCATATAGGTGCTCATAAATGCGAAGAATTGCCTATATATATAACAATGGGCTTCGCGAAGGATGATATAATATGGATAGAGGGAAATGATGATATGGTAGCAGTTGCTAAGAATAATAATATAGCCGTCCATAACTATATAATAACTGATAAAGATGATGTTGAGGTTATATTGTACAAGGCGAATGATACAGCTTCATCAAGTATTTTAGATATGAAAAGGCATGTCGAAGTTTATCCTGATATATCATATGCTAATAGTATAAAATCCAAAAGTATAACCATAGATACCCTTCTTACTATTAAAGGTATTAGGTCTGACGAATATAACTTTTTGAATATAGCTATTCAAGGAGCCGAGCTAATTGCATTACGGGGCGCTACAAATTATTTGAAATATGCAAAAGCCATATATATAAAAATACACGAAATAGAATTGTATAAAAATTGTCCGAGTATAAAAGAGATAGATGATTTTCTGAGATGCTATAATTTTACAAGAGTTATCACAATAATGACAGAAAAGGGATGGGGCGATGCATTATATATTATTTCTTCTTAGCACCGACGCATTTCCCTGTCTCTGGATTTCTTACTTGTCCCTCTTTACACACATTGACACATCTCTTTGTTATAGGGTTTATTTCTTTACCTTCCGGACATTCCTTCTCTTTAGCTTCTGTGGGTTCCTTCTTAGGTTCAACCTTAGTCTTTTTTGCAGAAGCTACGCATTTCCCTGTTTTAGGGTTTCTTATTTGCCCATCCTTACATACATTAACGCATCTTTTTGTTACTGGATTTATCTCCTTACCATCAGGACATTCTTTTTCATTTGATTTTGCTACAACTTTTTTCATGGGCTTATCAGGCTTATTAGGCTTATTAGGCTTATCAGGCTTGACAGGTATTATATTGTCTATTTTGTTATTTATAGGAACAGAGGGTTGCGCTGTTTGCACATGCAGTGCTGGTGGAGCCAATGGCATATCAAAATCTTCACGATTATTTGGTAGTCTTATATTTTCGTATGTGTAAATAGCGGGAATATTGACAGCAGCCTCTTCATCTTCGTATTTACATTCTAAGTATTTGCGAATTGCCCCCTTAGTCTTTTCTTTTATAATGTCATTCATTAAATCTTTTTTATCAGATAGATAGTTTTCATAGCTTATATGATAAGCTTTCCTTTTGTTATCATATAGCTCTTCATATATGCCTTTCTTCTCTCTTTTTAATTCCTCGCGTTTATCAAAAATATCTAAGTATAATTTAATATCTTTTTTTAAATTATTTATTTCGCTCGTGCTATTAGTATTATTATTGGCAATATTTAATATTTTTTTTTCAATATTTCTTAATATATCCATTTAATAATATTGAGGATAAAAATAATTAAGGTAATATAATATCTTCAAACATTCCCCTGTAAAATGTTTGAAGGCTTTCTTCGGGTTTCATTTGTTCTTCATATGTACTTCGAGGTATATATTTGACTATTATTTTTTCCTTACCACAAGTAAGTTTTTTATCATAATAGCCTTGAACTATTAGTATAGCTCCTATAAAAAGTAAAAATATAGCAATTGCTTTCATTCTTAATAATATAATATAGATTATTTTTAAACATTTCTTTCAGTCCAAACATCAGTCTTTTCAATTTCCTCTTTAACTTCATCCAATCTCACAATATCTCCATCATCGTTTTCATTGCTTGCCTCTACATTGTCGCCGACAGGCGCAACAGGTGCAGCATTTGAAGCAAGCGTTTGCTTCCTGTTTTCAAAGACAATATCACGATTGTCCATATTCTTCTTATACTCTTTCATCAGAGTGTTGAGCTGAGTCTCAGAATATTCTTGATTGTCAAGAGACTCTGGGTTAGGGGACCAAGGACACCAACAGCCTACTTGCGCTATATAGATATTAAACTTGTTATCTATCTTCTTCAAAAACTCACTACGGACTTTTGCCTCTTCAATAGTATCAAAAGTACCACGAACTTTAATGCCGCGCATAGAAGTAATGAAGTTATTATCTTTGTGATAAGCAGCTTCAAGAGCGTCGTTATTAACTGATTTATAAAACGCAAGCTGTTCATTCATTTCCTTGGGCTCAAAGATATATGAGTGGTTATCGGCAATCGTATCAATCATATCCTTTTGTTCAGGATTCTTTTCCTTGATGCCTTCAAGAAGCTTCTTCATATCATCGGAAAACTTCTCAATAAACTTGGTAAAAATGTATGCTTCTTTATTAACAATAACATCTTCTGGGCTCAAAAAAGACAATAGTACAAAGTTTTGGCCACGGATAGGCTTGTCCTCATCCAAATAATCTACCTCTTTTGTTGATACCATTGCACCATTTTCTACTGCTGTCATTTTACACTACTGCTTCTATCTTATAATATAAATATATATTTATAATCTTATATATATTTTCATAATTGTAAATAAAATATTTGATAATAATAAATGTCAATAAAAAAATACGATGATTTCAACATACTATTATACAGAATGTTAAAAATAATTATTCAATCTCTAATAATAGCTTTTGTAGCATTGCTAATACAGGACAATAAGTTTAATGCTGCTAAACTATTTACTCTAACGATACTAATAGCTCTGACAATATACATATTAGAACTATTATCAAATCGATTTAGTATAACAACTCAAACGGCGAGCAATATAGGATTACAAAAATCAAACGCCTATATGTTATTATAAGACCTAGATATATTCCCTCTAATTATTTTAATTTATGCAAATGCATGTATTGCAATTCAAGTCATAATAAATGTAGAGGGAATATAAAACAATATCTCTACAAAAGCTCTCAACAATATAATAGATAACATAATAGACTGTAATACTATAAAACTGTCCTCATATGATATAATATATCTAGTCAAATATTTCATAATTATTAGAAAGATAGTGCTATATACTATAACACCCAATCATTTTTTTACTTAATCCGTTCTGCTCTCAATTATTATAAGATACTTGACAGAGTTATTATTCTATTTTTTCTTTTTAAAAATTGAGTACATCTCTTAAAATATTTTGTAATTTCTAAAAAACTTTTGAAACCTTTAAAAAATCAGAAAGATGTACTCAATTTTTATTTCTTCATTTTTATAGAAATCCGGTTGCTTAGCTTAGCCGCTTAGATATTAAAGAAGTCACTTAAATCGCTGAAATGTCTGCCAAACTATCTTCGGCTCATAGTTGTATACTTTGAATATATGCAAACTTTTTAAATATTTATAGCAGTTGCGGTAAGCAGTTTATAACGATGGTATAATTTCATAATTTAAATCAACACATATCTTTTTCCATATCTGATCCTGAACGTAGAGTTTTTCTCTGCTTTTCAATAATGGAAAATATTTGAGGTATTCGTTAAGCCCGAGTATCTGAAAGAACTTATAGAGAACATAGCTATATGACAAAAAGTTCTTTCTATCTTTCGGACAATGTTTCAAAAAAGGAGCTTGGATGCTTCTAAACATATTACACAACTTATCTTCCAATTCGGGACTAAATTGCGGTGTAGGTATTCCATTGATTCTATTTATAATATAATTGATATGCTCGTAATACTTGTTTATTCTTAATCTTTTAAGAATATCCCTCATTTTTATGTAGGTTATTTTTTTCAAGTCAGTTATTTTCTCCTTCTTAATTTCCGTCAAAATCCTTTCAAATATTTCATCGGGTATATCCGTACTCTCCTTACCTTGAACCTGATTGCACCACTCCCTAAAATGATTAATCCTTTTATAACAAAAATGCGATGTATCCTTTGTATTCTGTTTTAATATCGGTCTATTTTGCTCAACTAAAAGAAGCTCTTGATATCCACAAATACTACATACAATTATAGCATCATGTTGGAGACAAGTCATATTATTTTTGCAAACTTTACATATTTCTATGTTTTCGTCCTCAACTGTTCTGACATATCTATTATTTATTATAGCCATATATTTATCTACTAAGGTACTCTTGTCATATATCTTATTAATATCATTGTCATTAATTTCCCCCTTAGTTTTATTGGCCTCCATTTTATCGCATATATCGCTATCAACGCCTTTATTATCTGTTATTAGCTTCTTATTATCTATGTTATTAAGAGCCTCTAATACATTAATTGTGTTATTATTAATGCTCATATTTCGCTTTTTTTTGGATTCCTTCTTATATATCTTCGGTTTATTACACGCCTCTTTGATAAAGTTTATATTCTGATTAATATCTGATTGCTTATTTACGGTATCGTAATATTGAAATAGGATATCGCTCGTATTTTTGTAATACTCTATTTCGTCTAAATTATTGAGTTCATTCAATTTACTTTTAATATTTATTATCTGCTCATTTAACTCTATATTACTGAACCAAAGCCTGCTATTAAGTTCTTTATCGGCTGTATTATTAATACTTTTTAATATCTCAACTTTATTTTCTTCACAATATCTCAGTTTTTCAAGATAGTATATCTTTTCCTTATCGCTCTTCTCAAAATCCTTTATCATATTATTATGCATTGCGTCCAAAGTAACAGTTTCATTTGTATCTGTTGTTATTTTTTTTTTAGATGACTTCTCTTTAAACATCATTATATTTGAATTATAAATATTAAGGTTTATATAATAAAAATTATTTTTGTGTCATATAATCTATATTTTTTTCTCCTCTAATAGTATAAAGAATATAGCGTAAATGGGTGGTGGTCTTCTTCAATTAGTAGCTTATGGTGCACAGGATGTTTATTTAACTGGTAATCCTCAAATTACCTTTTTCAAAGTAGTTTATCGTCGTCATACTAACTTTGCTATTGAAGCTATCCAACAAACTTTTAACGGCAATGCTGGCTACGGAAATACCGTAACTTGCCAAATATCGCGCAACGGTGATTTAATAAACCGCATGTATTTACAAGTTGATGTTCCTAAAAAGAAAGCTGCCCAATCCGCAACTACCAGCACATATCAAAACTATCTTGGTTTGCGCTTAATAAAATCCGTTGTTATTGAAATTGGTGGCCAACAAATAGATAAGCATTACTCGGACTGGCTTTACATCTGGAATGAATTATCTCTTCCTATGGGAAAACGTTATGCATATGATACTATGGTCGGCGCTGATAAAGATATATTAAACGGCAACCCCGCCAATGACAATATCCCCTCTACAACTCTATATATCCCCTTCGAGTTCTGGTTTTGCCGCAATGTAGGTCTTGCGCTTCCTTTAATCGCCCTTCAATATCACGAAGTCAAAGTGAAAATAGATTTTGAAACCAAGCCTAATTGCATATCCAAGGGTGATGGTCTACTAACTGACTTTGAAGATATTAAAAATATCTCTTTATGGGCCGATTATATATTCTTAGATACTGATGAACGCCGAAGATTCGCTCAATTATCGCACGAATATTTAATAGAACAGCTACAATTCACTGGCACCGAACCTCTCGTTACCGGTACCAACAGAATTAAGCTAAACTTCAATCACCCCTGTAAAGAACTCATATGGGTCGCAAAAATAACCCCAACTAACAATGTAACCAGATGGTATGATTACACAAATAAGGATGTTGCAGATCTAAAGACATCATACACTCTCGCAGATGGTGGCAATGCCATACAGGGAGGACAGATTACATCTAACTACCTTGTTATATCCGATGTGAAACCAAAAGAAAATGTAAATCCTTTCACCAACGCAATCCTCCAATTAAACGGGAATGATCGTTTCGCTGTAAGAGAAGGTGATTATTTCAATTATGTTCAACCCTTCCAACATCACACTAATGTTCCCGTATCTAACTCTATCAATGTATATTCGTTTGCACTAAAACCCGAAGATCATCAACCGAGCGGCACCCTAAATATGTCTCGTATTGACACAGCAACATTGATGGTTACTGCTAAAACCTCTGTTACTGCTTCATATCAAGGCATAAATATATACGCGGTCAATTACAACGTCCTTCGTATATTATCTGGTATGGGCGGCCTTGCTTATTCCAATTAAAAATATAATAAAGATATCTACTATAATAAAAATTAAAGAGTCGTGTTATATAATTTCCTTTTTTTTTTCTCCTCTAATAGTATAAAGAATATAGCGTAAATGGGTGGTGGTCTTCTTCAATTAGTAGCTTATGGTGCACAGGATGTTTATTTAACCGGTAATCCGCAAATTACCTTTTTCAAAGTAGTTTATCGTCGTCATACTAACTTTGCTATTGAAGCTATCCAACAAACTTTTAACGGAACTCCCAATTTTGGTAATCGCGTAACCTGCCAAATATCTCGTAACGGCGATTTAATACATCGCATGTATTTATCTGTTGTTAATTATTATTCGGGTGAAGTAGTATGCCCTTATTTCGGCCTCCGTTTAATAAACTATGTAGAAATTGAAATCGGTGGTCAAAAGATAGACAAGCATTATTCTCACTGGATGTATGTATGGAATGAACTCTCGCTTCCCGCATCAAAGAAAGAAGCCTATAAAAAGATGGTAGGCGCTAATGATAAGCTTGCGACATTAGGAACTGATGCTGATACCGGAGCGAACCTCTATATTCCCTTAGAGTTCTGGTTCTGCCGCAATGTTGGCTTAGCCCTTCCTTTAATCGCTCTACAATATCACGAAGTTAAAATAAACATCTTATTTGAAACTAAAGAGAATTGCAAAGGTTCTACCGCTGAGATTCTCTCCCTTCCCTCGGTTTCATTATGGGTTGATTACATCTTCTTAGATACCGATGAACGCAGAAGATTTGCTCAATTATCCCACGAATATTTAATAGAGCAGCTACAATTCACTGGTACCGAAAGTGTATCATCTGCTTCCTCTATTAAACCGAAATTATCTTTCAATCACCCTTGCAAAGAGTTAGTATGGTTCTGTTCTTCCGATCACACCGCAACCGCTACTGCAAAGGATGTAATGAATAATAACTGGATCAATTATTCAACCACTGCTAATACTAAATATGATAATTCAGCTACTTCGGAATTATATGTTCCTACCAGCGCAATTACTTCAACCAATCCCATAAAATCCGCCAAACTCGTATTAAACGGCAATGATCGCTTTTCTGCAAGAGCGGGTTCTTATTTCAATTTAATACAGCCTTATCAGCATCACGAAAATATTCCCTCCAACCCCGGTATCAATGTTTATTCGTTCGCCCTAAAACCCGAGGAGCACCAACCAAGCGGCACTCTCAATATGTCTCGTATTGATACCGCCGTTCTCAATTTAGATATTAACCAACTTGGTAGCTACGCTAATGCTAACATTTCAAAGAATCTTCATGTCTATGCCGTGAATTATAATGTTCTCCGTATATTATCTGGTATGGGCGGCCTTGCTTATTCCAATTAAATTATATTATATGTTTATTTATATATGTTGTTAAATTGCTATAATGTTTCTTTTTTTTTTCTCCTCTAATAGTATAAAGAATATAGCGTAAATGGGTGGTGGTCTTCTTCAATTAGTAGCTTATGGTGCACAGGATGTTTATTTAACCGGTAATCCGCAAATTACCTTTTTCAAAGTAGTTTATCGTCGTCATACTAACTTTGCTATTGAAGCTATCCAACAAACTTTTAACGGAACTCCCAATTTTGGCAATCGTGTAACCTGCCAAATATCTCGTAACGGAGATTTAATACACCGTATGTATTTAGCAGTTGTTAATTATTATTCAGGAGAAAAAGTATGTCCTTATTTTGGCCTTCGTTTAATAAACTATGTAGAAATTGAAATCGGTGGTCAAAAGATAGACAAGCATTATTCTCACTGGATGTATGTGTGGAATGAACTCTCGCTTCCCGTATCAAAGAAAGATGCCTATAAAAATATGGTAGGCGCCAATGATATGCTTAAGAAAATAGGAACTGATGCTAATAATGGCGCTAATCTCTATATCCCCTTAGAGTTCTGGTTCTGCCGCAATGTAGGTTTAGCCCTTCCTTTAATCGCTCTCCAATATCATGAAGTTAAAATAAACATTCTATTTGAAACAAAAGAGAATTGCAAAGGTACTTCTGATGAAATTACTGACCTTTCATCTGTTTCATTATGGGTAGATTACATCTTCTTAGATACTGACGAACGCCGAAGATTCGCTCAATTATCCCATGAATATTTAATAGAGCAGTTACAATTCACTGGTACTGAAAGTGTATCGACTGTTTCTGCCATTAAACCGAAATTATCCTTCAATCACCCTTGCAAAGAATTAGTTTGGTTATGCTCTTCTGACCATACTACTACTTCTGCCGATAAACATGTTATAAATAATAACTGGATTAATTATTCAACCAAGGTTAATACCTATGCTGCCGATAATGCAGTACTATATAATGCTACCAGCGCAATTGACTCAACTAATCCCATAAAATCTGCCAAACTTGTATTAAACGGCAATGATCGCTTTGCTGCAAGACCAGGCTCTTATTTCAATTTAATACAACCTTATCAGCATCACGAAAATATCCCTGTTAATCCCGGTATCAATGTTTATTCATTTGCCCTAAAACCGGAAGAGCACCAACCAAGCGGCACTCTCAATATGTCTCGTATTGATACTGCTGTTCTCAATTTAGAGATTAACCAAGTTGATACCTACCTTTCTAATAACGCATCTTCAAAGAATCTACATGTCTATGCCGTAAATTATAATGTACTCCGTATATTATCTGGTATGGGCGGCCTTGCTTATTCCAATTAAAATATTATATATTTATTTATATATGTTGAAATTGCTATAAAGTTTCTTTTTTTTTTCTCCTCTAATAGTATAAAGAATATAGCGTAAATGGGTGGTGGTCTTCTTCAATTAGTAGCTTATGGTGCACAGGATGTTTATTTAACCGGTAATCCTCAAATTACCTTTTTCAAAGTAGTTTATCGTCGTCATACTAACTTTGCTATTGAAGCTATCCAACAAACCGCTTCGGGAAGTAATTCGCTCGGCTCTCGCGCCACCTATCAAATTACTCGCAACGGTGATTTAATACACAGAGT